ATTAGTAACACCCAATACATCTCGACTACTAATATTATGTGCTTCTGGTAATGTTCCAGATACTCCAGGTTGAGCTTGAATCCAAAAACCTGGTCCTGTTCCTGGGACAGGATCGACTACATTAAAATTACCTCTCATATTAAATTTGTCACTACAAACATAATATAATTGATCTGGTGCTGTCAATGGAACTGTGAATGCAATTAATCCATCTATTGCGCCATTTCTCATAACACCAGTGTCATAAGTGTCGGTTAAACCTAAGGTTGGTTTAGTTTTGATATAAAAAGACGATGGACTTGAACATACATTATTAAATTGATATGTCTGTCCTCTTACTAATGTTAAAGTAGGATTATTTTGTCTATTAATAACGAACGCACTATTCGGAACTGGAGTAATATCACCAACAGTGTATACCGTTTGTTCTTTGTAACTCTGATCAACAATAAATTTATATCGTCCTCCACGGACTAAAGTAACAGTTGGATCATTACCAATAACTCTATTAAATGTGTAACCATTACTAGTTCTCGTCACATAAAATTCATCAGTGGTAGGTATGGATGTAGCGGAAACTACTACAGGAGCAGGACCACCGGGTAACCAATAATATTGAGCATAGTTTGTTAATTTGTCAAAATCAACAAACGGGTCCCAAGAATAATAATCACTTTTGAATAAACGATCAGCATTGTCAACCGTGCCGCCTTGAAGTTTAATGGTATCAGTGATGCCTGGATAGGTAATAACATCGCCATTTTGATTGGTGTCAGGTATTAATGAAACTACACAAGGGTCAAGTTGATAATCCTCCCTTTGTTTAGTTGGTTCACTGATATAGATGTCATTGGCATTAATTCCAGGACCAATTTTATTCCCAATATAACCCTGAGTTCTTTTGAAATCTGGATTTTGAACTACTTGATCTAAAGTGGCTGCTAAAAATTGTTTATTAACAGGGGTTTGAAAAATCTCTGGTAAAAAATCTACGGTTCTTACTGTTGCCATTAAATTACTCCACTCCCTGGTGCCGTTCTGATATTAGTACTGGTCAATGACTGAATTATTTCAATGTCATTAACTGTTGCTGCATTGACGAAAATTTGGTTAGGTTCTGCTCTGATTTCATACAAATCACCAAATGATTTCTGAATATTTAATGGAACTAATACAATAGATGCCACAATATCACCGATATTATCATGAATATAAGATGATAACTCTGAGAAATAAAATGTTTGTCCAAAGTCCCAATTGTCAATAGAGAAAAATTTGTCCATATATGTTACTACTAAATTTCTTATTTCACTATTACTGACGACAGTTCCTTGTGCTGGTATAACTTTAATAATACCTCGTAAACTTTCGTCAGCTTTTGCTCCAAACAATGGTTTAAACTCAACCGAATTAATCACTAAGTTATCAGATATCATACGATAAGTTTGTAGATTAGCATAAGTCGTGGTTAAATAATTAATCGTTGGTGGTAATGGCATCTGAATAACACCGCTAGAATCCTTGATCCAGTTCTGATAAGATCTATAATATTCTAGTGTAACAACATATAAATCAATGATATTGGTACTACCAGGATTAATAATATTAGTCAATGAACTATTGTGTCTATATTGGAAGTATAAGTCTTGTCTACCAATTCTAGCAATAAATGAATTATCAACAACCAATGTTTTAACACCAGAAAAATCTTGTACTATTCTATAGAATACCTGATTAGTTATCAGAGCGTCAAGTTCAGCATAGGCATAAAATACTTGACCATCAAAATACTCTTCTTTATGTAACTCAATTTCATTTTTAGTAGGGTAGTTAACATTTACAATTCCCTTCTCTACTAACAAGTATCTTTCTAAATTGTCAAAATCAACGGTCTGTTGTAGGAACACTAATTTAGCCGAAGGTCTGACATCTGGACGAACAATGATATCAAAGAAATCTGGATCAACAGGAACATTGTTAGCATTATTTTGTTCATACGACACTACTACTTGGAAATCATCCACATATCCATCACTTTCAACTGGTTGAGCAATGATAGGCATCGTGATGTTTTCTGGAAGAGGATAATTACTATCGGGAAGACTATTGGACTTTAATACTTTAATAAAGTCTTTGATAACCGTTCCTGATTTGGGGTCATATATAGGTTGATCAGTATAGAAGAAGAATCTTGTCTGAATAACACTACCAAAGAAGTATTCAAGAGACCTAGTAACTACAGTATATTTACCATCAGTGACTGTTCCTTGAATAAACCAACTAGCATCTAAGTTTAACCCTTCAGTATTACCTGCATATTCCAAACTAAAATTACTATCTACCGCTAAGTTTCCGGCAGTAATTAAATACCATCCAATAGTATTAGTATTATTAGTTCCGTCTCCATTCATACCATTATTATAACCTAGACCAAAGTTACGATTTAATAATATCTGTTGGACTACTTGGTCAATGACACTATTTGGAATGTCAGTAGCAAAAATAGGAATAACAATACTAGGTATTGCTCCAGTTGGAACAAAAGTATCTAGTACTACTGGTCCCTGACCGGTCAATAAGTTACCAAGTCCCTGGGATGTACCATCACCATAGATAGCATTTGGTGATGCCCAGATAAATTCCTTTCCTTCTACCGCTCCTATCAGACCTTGCACCAACTGATTTTCGTCATTGAAATAATATCCAGTGGGTGCTCTGAATTTGACCAAAGACCCTACCTGAATATACTTTGTGTTAGGTGTTGAAAACTGTCCAATGGACACGGGTATGTTTTTGCCGTTGGCAAAATAACCAGTGGTTTCATTTACCATCCTAGTACTTTCTACCCAATGAAGGTCCAATGATTCCAAACTAGATCTAGGGTAATTAGCATAATAAAACTGTCTAGATTGAACTGACGCTGCCTTTGGGTTTATCTCATTCGCAATTCCATTGTAGATTTCATTGCTAGATAACCAAGTAAATTCTAAACTGGGAAGATCATTGTTTTCATAGATAGCACCGTCACTGCTAAAAATATTTGTACTGGAATATTTTCCAGTTGGATCAACTAGATCTAAATTTCTACTGATACCAACACTGGTTCTATTAACAGCCGAACTTTTTACAATACTATTATAAGAAGTAAACGGAAAATTAGTGTAGTCTTCACCATTAACCATTCTATTCTGTGTGTAGTATCTAGACGGAGCTCGTTGTTTAATTTCTTGAATAGATTCTCTAGTCTGAGCATTAGTAACCGGTTCAGTAAGACCACAAGTAAAAGTAATAGTTTCAATTTGTCCAGAACGACTAACATAATTAATAGGAATAATAACGCTCTGCATATTAACAGGGTTAATAATATATTCTAAACCATTACTGGCTCTTACATAACACTTATATAGTCCAACAGGTATTTCGCTGAAAACACCATCACCAAAAATCAATGTAATTTGATCGTTGGATCTGCTGGTAACCGAAAAAATACTTCTTTGGTCTGGAGCTAACTGTTCTGTTGCGGCAGTATAAATGTTTTCTACATAAACCCATTCTTTAGCAATACTACCAACATTGTCAACCTGAAATAACCAACGATCTTGATTATTGATTCCCTCAATATTAATATCTACTGTTCTATTTGAAATTCTTTCAGGCAGATTGAAGTTCTGACTTTGCAATACACCTTGTTTGAAGGCAAAGAAATAACCAGTATTTGCACTGCCATATCCTAACCCATCATTACGATAAAGCATATTGAATATACCAGTAGGTTGAGGACTAGGTTCATAAATCAAACCAGCACTGGTGGCCACGGCATTTACCACCTCAAATGGCATACTAATACCATCAATGGTCGATGTAAATGGAACAATAGGCAAATAACCAGGTACAAAATTAATACCGTACTGATTGGTATTAACTCCTAAAATATCAACACTGTTTCCTGGACGACCTACTTTTTGGGAATCAACTAATGCTGCATTAATAATAGTGGTGAACTGTTCTTGCCAGTAATAGTTACTAGGGTCAGCCCAGTTAACTAGAATATTTGATAAGTTCAAACCATTATAGTCGTAGACATTTTCAGTGGTCTGAACACTTAAAATCTTTATAAATCCTTGAGCCGCTGTATTTCTTTTGGGAGTATAACTAACTAAATTTGCCAATCTAACAACACTGTCTCGTCTTTCGGCAGTGTCTATGTAATTTTCACGAGCATTTAAATCGTTGCGAAACGCCAAAGATTGACCCATAAAGGCCATAACATCTAACAATGCGATAAACTCAGAACTTTCTATATAATCATTGAATGTCTCAGGATAATAAGTCGTTAAATAATCAACAAATGTTTTCCTAAGCGACTCAAAGTCAAAACTCTGGAAATCTGCTTCCTGATAAGTCTGATAAATCTTTTTCCAATCTGCTACTCCAAAAATTGAGGTTTGTCTGAGTGTTTTTGCCACAATCAATTACTCCGATATTATGATAAGAGTATTTATCGTTAACTAAAACCTCGTTTTTAACTGTTTTTGTTAGATATATTCAGCAGATCTGGTATTCTGATTCATAAAAAGATTCAATAATTGAGCCTCAGTAGCAGGTACAATAGTAATAGTTAACTGAATAAGCACTCCATTCTGTTGTGGGAATAACTGAGCAGAATTCAAAAAAATCCTAGGATCTTGAGCACATACTCGTTGAACCTCGTTTAATATAGCTCGTTCAGTGTCCTGAGTCTGAGTTTCAAATACATAACTCATCAGTGTAGTACCATAATTTGGTTTACCAGGAACTTCACCTTGACGAATGTTAAACGCATTTAATAAATCTCGTCTGACTAAGTCGTCACCTACTAAAGTGAAATTTTTGTTTTTGTTAATTGAAGAATAACCAACGAATGTTGTCATATTTTAACCACTATAATAAATTTTAGAAACGCCTGGTACAAAAGCATCACCTAATTTAGCGGTGTCGCTTAACGATTGATTTGCCTTTGTGATATCTGATATTATTTTCGTCCAGAAATTTCCTGGGTAGGAATAAACTGGTTGAGGTATCTTGGGATTTCCTAATATTTTTTGACTAGCAATATCAACTGTACTTCTATTTACAGTGTCACTATATCCTATACCAGGTACTATACCACTTACAAAAGCGTTATTACCGCCAAATAGATTACCAAATATTTGAAGCGATCCTAATAAACTTCCCAAATTACCAAACATACCAGCGAAACTTAATATATCTGATATATTACCAACATTTGTAATACTGTTAATTGCACTAGGATTAAAATTACCAAAACTGTTAAGAAAATCAGTTGGGTTTATCTGTTGTAATAACAAATCAGATATTGATCTTGTTCCGGAACTATTGAATAAATCATTCAAGTCATTGTAATTGATAACATCACCAATGGTTGAATATTGATTAGTATAATTAATAGCATACTGAGCTGATTTACCATACGAATTTAGTCCAGAACTTATTTGTGTCATTGAATTTAACAATGATTGAACAGTTCCAGAAGATAATCCACTAGTAGCGTTCCTCGTTGTTTGGGAATATGGTATAACGCCTACAATAGGATTGACCGAATTAACCGTACCATTAAATAATGAAGATACTCCACCCAACTGATTCAAGAATGTGTTTCTGCTATTATTAGTATTCAATGAAGTCTGAATTACTTGGTTGAATGCATTTTGATTGCCGGCCGCTGCCCATACTGATGTTATCTCAGGTCCAAATTTACCTGATGCTGATATTAACGCACCTAAATTTTTATCTACCTCGTTAACAGTGTCATTCTGAACTCTATTAAAGTTGTACTGAGCTAAATCCAAATTATTTGTAGCATTTTCATCAGTTACCCCTGTATTCAGTGTGTCGTATGAAGCTGTTGGAACTAAACTAAAAGTTCCATCACCAACTGTTCTGTTGTCCTGACTAACAAATACCGACTTAGAACCCAATGGTTGTAACCCTGTGTCAGTAAATATCCATGAACTGTCGTATGTCACTTCTTGTTCAGGAACATCTGTAATAATTCCCGAAGCAACCATTGCTTGATAACCTTGTTGCAGTAATGCATTATTGGTTGAATCTTGTAAATTTTGTTTGGAAAGATACTGGTCAAGGGTTCTCACACCATTTTTACCAGTCCATAAACTAGGACTATTCATTACCTTAACAAAATCTACTGGAGAAAGATCAATATATCTAGCAGAAGTACCTGGTTTAACATAACCTGTCTTTTCTAACTGATAACAGGTCAGACCAAATTTACCCACTCCTTTTTCTTGTGATATTTCAACAAATGGTTGTTCAACTAAATTTACTATCTGAGCCTGTAATGCTTGAACTTGAAACGGTGATAACACAGAAACTGGTGTTGGGGAAATTCTTTCTCCCTTTGCTAACATAACATCTGTCTGATCCACTGGTTTCAGAATAGGGACATCCGTTAAATCCGGCATTGAGTTAATAATAGGAAGATTTTGTTCTATTGAAGCAATGAATGCAATTTCAGTAGGACTTAAATATCCATCATAACCTTGACTCGGAGTTTCTGTCTGAGCAAAAATCTGGGCTATAATAGCACCAGCCGGTCCAGCAATGGGAACGGTATCATTCCAAGTTCTATCAGCAGGCACTGGTCCAGGAATAGGTGGACC